CCATTGTCCTGGTAGAACCGCGGAACCTCATCCGTGACCCCATCTTGTTGCAAAACTTGAACCAGCACACAATACCATTGGTGGAAACTGGCCTCATCCACATTACCAGCACACTGGGACAACCAGAACGTCCGATTCATAATAGGACCTCCTGGCACAATTCCAGCATGCTAAACCAACAGTTTAGTGTACTATATAGTCGCTGGCTTGAAAGTTACTCGCTCTCCAAGACGGGTGATCTTACGCCTGACTTAATTACAGTGCTTGCCGTGGACACACTTTGTGTCGTCGGAGTTCCCGCACTTCTGTTGATGAGCAGCGCACTGTGCACTTTTAAACTAGTGAACAGGCTGCGACACCTCATACTTCAGGGTATCACCCTTGCCGTGTGGCTTATAGGAGCAATCCTGTGCCGCATTTCCTGGGTTAACAAGAAGTACAATCCTTTCACCGTCGCTCGGCGAACTTGGTATTTCACCATCTACGCCAATTCGTGGCCTGTGATGATAGTACCAAACCTCAGGGCATGTATCCCCAGCAGGGTCCGCACAGTCGGCCCCCTTGGGGATTTGCCCATCGCGAGGTCTCTTCCAGCATACCTGAATACGGACAGCTCCTTGTATGTTCGCATCGATGGCAACAAGGTCGATATAGATCTGCCATGCGGCATCAATCCAACAGGAGCGCGTAGTGAAGCGCGGATACGTGGCAACCCCACCTACCCCGTCAACAACTGGCCCAAGGGCCTCGTGTCCCTACACGACAACCTTGACCCAGCCACCATTCCATTGCACGGCTTTGATCCCCAGTCCACTTATGGACTCGGCTTCAGAATGAAATACGATGACAAACATTTCCACGACTCCGGCACTAGCTCAACAATGCTAGTCATAACGGCCCATCAATACGCCCAGGTTCTCCTGCGCGCAGATAGGCAGTTCTGGATTCAACATGATAGATCTTTCATCGAATTTGACCGGTCATGGAGTGTAGAGGTAAGTTCCGCCTTTTACGATGTAGTCCTGATCAATGTTCCTACGAGCGTTTGGTCAGGCCTCGGCTGCCAAGCCCTGTCCCCCAATTATTCCAACCACGTCCATAATTCCGTGTTGGTCTATGCTCTCACCCCATTAGGGCGACTGCAATGCTCAACCGGTCCGACAGCTACTCCCAAAGTAGTCGGCGCTCTTCCACACCGGGCTTCAACTCCTAATTGTGGTGGTGCTAGTGGCTCCCCTCTCCTTTCCGGCGCTAGCGTCATTGGGATCCACCACACCGGCTCTTACGCAGACCAGTTAAATCTTGG